GACCACAGGTGACAACCTGATCTGGTCCACGATCAAGGACGTCCTCAACAAGCGCCTGAAGACTGTCCCGTACTGGCGGGTGGTCGCCAATGCTGCCGCCAGCCGGGCGTATCACTATGGCATCCTGAAGTCCGGACAGAGCGCCAAGCGCCGCTACTACCAGTATCACGCCGTGCTCGACAGCAAGACGTCAGAGGTTTGCTGGTCGCTGCACGGCACACAGTGGCCGATAGCCGATGCCGTCAGCCTGATGGAGCGGATCGCCAACGCAGAGCCGGAGGACGTCAAGACTTTGGCGCCGTGGCTGACCATGAAAGACCTAGAACCCTACATGTCGAGCCCTCTTGGCATGCAAGCGCTTGGCGTGGTTATCCCTCCGATCCACGGTAATTGCCGTTCAACGATCATCCTCGTTTAAAAAATGTTGCAACACGTTGCACCGGCCAGTTGACATCGAACCAATCCCGCCATACAAAAGCTCACACATGTAGGTTCCGAGACACAAATGGCTGAAGTCCGTACCAAGACAATCCGCATCAAGAAGACAGACGAAGCCAAGCGCATCGTCTACGGAGAAGTCTATGCGCCTTTCGTCCTCGACACCTACGGCGAGTTCATGCTGCCAGACGACGTTGAGACCATGGCCCACAAAGCCATGCAGCGCGACCTGACTACCTTCATCGACACCAACCACGACAACAAGCCGAACGGCTCCTATCCAGTCGAAAGCTTCGTTGCTCGTGCAGGCGACCCTGATTTCAAAGAGGGCGCATGGGTCATGGGTATCAAGGTTGTACGCGACGACATCTGGGCGAAGTGCCTCTCCGGCGAACTGAACGGCTTCAGCTTCCAAGCGATGGTCCTGCCGGTTGAGATGGAGATCGAGTATTCAACAATTCGCGACCACGTCGGCCTGACCTACAAGTCGGACGCTCCGGGTCACGAAGACCATGAGCATGTCTATTACGTCGAAGTTGACGATAAGGGCACGATCATTGGTGGCTGGACGGACGAAGGTCCGGACGGTTTCGCACACCAGATTATTCGCGGTTCCGTCACTCAGTATGCGAACGGACACAATCACCGCTTCAGTTTGGGAGACTAATCATGAACCGTCAGCCGCGTGCTCGCATCATGAAAGCAAAGGCACTGACCTCTCCGGAACCGGAGTTCGTTTCGCAGGTCCGTGCAGGCGCCAATCAGGAGCCTATTCGTGCAGTGAAGATGGATACGGGCATTAGTGAAATTGTCGCCCTGTTCGAAGAAAAGGAGTTGGACATGAAGGATGCAGTGAAGAAGGCTAAGGAAGCCGGTCACGACATCGCGCAGCTTGTCTTCAAGGGCGGCTCGTTCCCTGATCGTGCATCGGTTGATGCATGGCTGAAGGACGGCGGTTTCGAAGAAAACAGCTACGAGGTGTCGGAACGCAAGGATGGTGAGGCCACAGAATTTACGGCGGCTTCCACCGTCACGAAGTTCAAGACCGGCACCATGAAGAAGATCAAGGGTCAGGCAGACGGCCTCACCGTTTTCGTCGGCGAAGTCGAAGGCGAAGTGGTCGTGGAAAAGTCCGCTGAAGAGATCGCTGCCGCAGAAGCAGCTATCAAGGCCTCTGCCATCACATCCGCAAAGGGCGATGCAGTTGAAGCCAACGCGACCACCGGAACCGAAGAACAGGAAACCGAGGAAGCCAAGGCCGCGAAAGCTGCCGCAGCCACGGCGGAAGTAGTTCCCACGGAAACCGCTCCGGTCGAAGTGGCCCCGGCTGCAACTGTTGCAGAGCACGCCGCTCTCGTCGTCAAGGCCGATGCCGTGCTCACGGAACTTCGTGCCAAGACAGCAACGATCTACGACGTGTCCTCGCTCGGCAGCGTGATCAACACTCTTCGCTGGATGGTGAACGACGCCACCTACGAAGAAATCCCAGACGCCACCGTGCAGAAGCTGAAGTCGGCTGCGAACACGCTTCTGGACGTTCTGGTCGATTACGCCAATCAGGCCATCGGCGTTCTCGCTGAAGCCTTCAAGGCTGACAAAGCTCCGACTGAACCGGTTACGACCGTAAAGTCCGACGAAGCTCCGGCGCCCGTCGCCGTAGAACCGGTAGCAGTTGTCACCGCTGTTCCTGAAGGCCTTGAGGCCGTCCTGAAGAGCATCGGCACTGCCATCGAAACCCTCACCTCTGTCGTCAAGACGCAGGGCGAGGATATCGCAGAGGTCAAAGCCAAGGGTGCTCTTGCAGCCGAGGAAGCCTCAAACAAGGGCCAGACCCGCAAGGGTGCTGACGTGACGCCCGTCGCTACCTCCGGCGAAACCGAGACCAAGAAGAAGGCAGATGCAGTACAGGCACACGCATCGCGTCGTCTCCGTTCTGCACTCGGCTCGATCCACGGTAACGGCTTCATCGACTAACTGAAATCGGGCTCGCCACAAGGCACCCAAACGACCATCGTAGGAGTAAAAGATGGATATCGTACAGCGCGCAGACCTCGCCTTGGCTGACCTCACGGCCAATGGCGGCTACCTTGATGCAGAGCATCAGGACACTTTCTACCGCAACATTCTCGATGAACCTACTATTCTCCGCGAAGCACGCGGCGTTCAGATGGGCGCACCGGAATGGCGCCTGCCGAAGATCGGTCTCGGTTCCCGTATCCTCGCCCCGGCCTCCCAGACAGGTCAGGCTGAAGACAACGGCACCAACGGTCGTAACCTTCTCGCCGCAAAGCGCTTCAAGCCCGACTTCGGTCAGGTGACCATGAAGTCTGAAGAATTCATCGCGGAAATTCACATCCACGATGAAGTCCTCGAAGACAACCTCGAAAAGGGCAACCTGACCGGCACGATCCTTCAGCTCATGGCTGAACGCATCGCGCTCGATCTGGAAGAGCTGATCCTTCTCGGCGACAAGTCTTCGGGCGATGCCTACCTCGCTCGTGTTGACGGTGTGCTGAAGCTTGCTTCGTCCCACGTCGTTGACGCTGGCGGTGAAGGCATCAACGTCGGCATCTTCAACGACATGAAGAAGGCGCTTCCGACGAAGTTCCGCCGCAACCTGTCCACGATGCGCTACTACTCGTCCATGGACGTCGAAAGCGACTATCGTGTCCGTATCTCGGCCCGTCAGACCGGAGCCGGCGATGCGATGTTGATCGGCGGCGCACCTGTCCCGGTTCTCGGCATTCCGCTCAAGGGCATCGCCCTGATGCCGCAGACGAATGGTCTTCTGCTCAACCCGCAGAACATCATCTGGGGCATGCAGCGTAACGTCCGCATCGAACGTGAACGCGACATTCGCTCCCGTTCGTGGATCATCGTTGTGACGCTTCGTGCCGCACTCTGCATCGAAGAAGTCGATGCGGTCGTGAAGCTGACCAACCTTGGCGACGTCAACTTCGCTGGCGCTGACCCGGTCATCGTCTAACCCACAGGTGGGGGTCGCTAATACCGGCCCCCACTAATTCGAGCAGCACAAAAGGCAGCACGTAGGAGATTTTGAAATGGCTGAACAGACTGCAAATGCATCCGCACCCGACGCTGGCTACTTCCTAGCCACACTGGTTCGCGGTGTGACGTACACCTTCAAGGGCGCAACGTTCCGCAAGGGCGAACCCCGCAAGGTGTCGGAAGCAACCAAGGACTACCTGATCAACAACGCTTTCGAAGACGTGTCCGTAGGCGAAGGCGCTGACATGGAGATCGAGCGCCGTGCGAAGTTCGAGTTTCGCGACCCGAACACCCCCGCTCCGGCAGTGACCCGCAAGCGTGCCCGCTGATTAGCGGTGACGATGTCCCAGACACAGGCCGGGGTCCAATAGGCCCCGGCTCTTTTTATTCGGAGGTGTAAGATGGTACGCAGTCAGATCATTACCCGTGCAGAAGGCAAGAACATCTGCAACATCCGAGAGAGCAACGACGACAAAAACGAGATTGTCGATCACCTGATCATGGTCGCGACTGAGCAGCTTGAGCGCGCCACAGGCCGGTTCTTCACCGAACAGGTAATGACAGAGTATTTCGACACGCGCCGCACGCTGACAGCGGTCTATGACGACACATGCGCATCCTATAGCGGTTCCTTCCTCCGGCAGCGTGACTTCGGCATTCGCCTTCAGGGCTTGAACGTCGATCCGGTCACCTTCGATCTTCGCTACGATACGGAACGCCTCTTCGCCGACGAAACCAAACTCCTCCCGGAGAGCTACAGCCTGAATGCAGAGACCGGCGACGTCCGTATCTTCGTTGGCACCTACGAACGCCAGCGCTCCATCAAGGTGGTCTATACCGCAGGCTGGACGGCGCAGTCGGACGATACTGTCCTCCTCGAAGATGGCATAAACCATCCGTTCACGCTGTCCGACACCGCGCCGTTCGCTATCAAGGAAGCCTGCTTGCTTCAGGTCGGTTACCTCTATGCCCGGCGCCGCGCTGACAACATCGGCCTGACCGGCGACCGTTCGCATGGCAAGGCTGATCAATACGTGCAGACGCTGGCATGGGGCTCGAAGATGGGCCTCGCTCCGGAAGCACAGGGCTTGGTGCAGTCGCTCAAGAAGCCAGTCATGGGACGCTATTAAGTGGAAGCATTCGCAGAGATTGTCGTAGGCGGCAAAGCCTACACCCAAATCGAGACCGGTTTCGACGCTCTCTACGAGCAATTCGAGACCGGTCTTTCGTCTGCGACCAAGCCAGTGGCACGGGCGATCCTCGAAACGTTGCAACTGGTTGCACGTAAGATCGAGGCCCGGCACTCCAATCCGTGGAACGGGCAGATGGTCAACAACACGTTGAACCTTCAGAAGCGTTCGGGTGGCATCCGCCGCATCGCGGAAAGCATAAAGGTCAAGGGCAACACTATCGAAATGCTGGAAGGCTCAATCAGCACGGCTGGTTTCGCCATCCATGAGACTGGCGGGACTATAAAGGCCAAGCGTGCCAAGTACCTGACGATCCCGCTCCCGGCTGCAATGAATAGCAGCGGCGTGCCCCTCCGGAAGCGTGCGCGTGATTGGGACCACACATTCGTCG